GGCTTCGGCAATCGCCTCGCCGGCACCCATGCCGATCTGGCGCGGGATGTCCGTGAACGCCCCCATGTCGTCGTTGATGATCATCTGGCGCGTGAGTCCGAACATCACGCCGTACGTGTCTGCCTGCTGCGTGAAGTTCTGCTCGTCGACCGTGCCATGCTTCAGCTCGCCATCCTGCCCCACTTTCTGGAAGGTGAACGAACCCGTCATCCGGTAACGAGTGTGCTGCTTGAAGTCGTTCACGCTGGCGATCTTGCACACCTTCCGCCAGGTGTCCTCCACGTAGTTGAAGCCCTCGAGCAGCATCTTGTTGGCGACGTTGGACAGGATGCCGGGCAGGCTGGTCGTGGAGAACGCCGCCCGCAGCCACCCTTCGTTGTCGCGGGTGAAGCGAGGCAGCTGCATCCCGCAGGCCAGCTCGCAGAACTCCTGGATGCCCACGCCACGCAGCTTTTGAGCCGCCTCGAGGGTGGGAGCCTGGTAGGCGGCCTCGAGCCTCGACATCGGCATGCCCGACGCCATCAGTGCGATGGCCTCGAACACCTGTGGGCCATGGTCAACGCTGTTCGCGTGGATTGCCGGCGCCGCCGGCCGGCTTGCGCGCAGCTCTTCGACCTTGAGCTTGTTGACCTCGTTCTCGCAGCGGACGGGGTCCCAGCCTTCCTCGATAGCCCGGGCCTGAATCTCGCCGTACTTCCCGTTCTCGCACAGCCTGGCGATCTCCTGGTGCCGGCGCATCTCGGCAGCAGCCAGGCGCCGCGTCTCGGCCACGAACTCGCTCGCCGCTGCCGTGAAGCTCTGAGGCGTCTGGCCGCCATCCGACGCCTGGACCGATGCACGGGCCGGCCCGGGCTCAGTCTGCGTCTGCGGCGCTTCCGGCTGCGCCGCCTGGGCCGGCGCGGCCGACGGCGCGGCCGACGGCGCGGGCGAATCGGCCGGAGCCGTATTGCCTGCCTCCTGCTCCGCATCGAACTGAGCCTTCAGGCGCGTCTTCTCATCCCCGGACAGCGTCGTAACATCGATATTCCCGGCCTTGAGCCACTTTTCAAAAGCATCCATAGCATTCTCCTCGGCGGCTTTTGCCGCAACACTAACCGACGTTGTCGGGTCCGCGCCCGAGTCAACGAAACTGATTTCCTTGAGCGTGCCGCTCGTTACGATCTCCAACGGCCCGCTGAACGACTTGCCATTGACAACTGTTCGCTGGCCCGGAGGCAGGTACTTGATCTTGTGTATCTTGACGCCGATACTCGCCTTCCACGGAAAGCCGTTCTTCCCGCTCTCCGCCACGTCGCGAGCCCACGACGTCGAGCGTGAAATCAACCCTGCCGCCTTGATCCTGCCCTTGAGGATTTCGATCTTCGTGGTATGCCCGACCCCGCGGGTCGAATCATGACCCAGGCGCACGGGCAGCTGCTGACCTTCAACCTGCACGCCCGCCAGGTCGACGACGACCGGATTGTAGAAACCGAGAATCGACATCGCACCGCCGTTGTAAGCAACCATGCTGAAACTTGGCAGGCTCCTGCCGTCGCCCGCGGCCGCCTGGATTTCCAGCTCCTCACCCTCGAGCGTGATGAACGCAGGACGGTTCTCGTCGCCGGCCGCTTTCAACTGCGTCGCACAAACGGCATAGCGCTGATCCGCGTTCGGGTACTCGCGCCTCATCGTCTCGTCATCCATGCACCGCCGCATGAATGCCTTGTTCGATTCATTCTCACGCGGCTTCGGTATCGGCATTGGTCAACTCCTGCAAGTGCCTCTGAATGAATTTTTCCTCTTCCAATCGCTGCTTCACCTCCACCTTCCAGTCGCGGCCCTCCCTGGCATACTCGATTGCCAGGTTCGTTGTGCGGTTCTCAAGCCGCCTCGCCTGGGCATTGGCCTCCTTGAGCGGATCGACGTGCTCGCGCCCGCGGAAGAACCAGGTGTGGGGCAGCCTTCCGCTCGTCCGCCGCAACACCGCGAACTCGCTCAACAGCATCGCTTCAGCCACCCAGGCACGCAGAATGGGATTCAGAATCCGCTGCACGAGGTGTGCACGCTCCACCTCGATCGACTTGAAGTAGGTCTGGTGGTCGAGCCGGCCCGACGCGAAGTTGTACTGAGACGAATTGCAGGCCGCGATGTTGTACGGCACGTTGAGGCAGCGCGCGATCTCGTTGAGAATCTCTCGCTTGAACTCGCTGTAGGTCGTCGTCGGCTGAACGGCTTCGACTTGCCCGAGCCGCCAGCCGTCAGGCAGCGTGGTCGCCATCCCGCGCTCGAGCTCGACCGGCAGGAACGTGTTGCCCTCCTCGGCCTCGCCGTCCGCCGGCGCGTCGGTGTACAGAACCGCGGCGAAATCGGCCGCCGTCTCGGCCGCCGTCAGAACGGCCTGCGTGTAGCGCCGCAACTGCGCGAACAGCTCCAACGCCGGAGTCAGCTCGGACACGCCGCGATGCTGACCCGGCCGATCCATCCGGTACCAGTGCAGCATCGAGGAAGCGTCCACACGTGTAATGGCACTCGCCCAGCTTCCACAATCGCCCGGGTGCTCCTTCAACATCCAGTAATGCACCGGGTTGCCGAAGCGGTCCAGGACGATGCCGTCGACGCCGCTCTCCGACGTGCTCGGCCTGAACGATGGCGAGGCCACGCAGTCGGTCTCGATGAGCTGAACATCGAGCTTCACCGGAAACGACAGGCCCGGATTCGACGTCAGCAACGCGAAAACCTCGCCGTCGGTGATCTTGGCCATACGCATCGCGCGAAGCTTGCCCGCCAGGTCGATGTCTTCCGCCCACTCGTTGAACGCGCCTTCCAGGGCGTCATTCAGCCCGTCATCGTTGCTCAACACCTGCATGCTCACACCGGGGCCGATGCAATCGTTCGCCAGCGTCAGCACGATGCCTCGCGCATAGCTGTTATTCGCCACCTCGTAACGCGCCCGCTCGCGGAGAATCTTCCGCACGGCCGCGGAGTTCGCCGCGTCGGCCGACAGGTTGTCTGCGTTCGCCCAGTGCCTGCGGTTGTCGCTGGTCGTTTGGGCGGCGTCGTAGCGCGCGTGCAGCGTCCTCTGGTACTGTCGCCGTGGACGATTCCCTGCGAACAACCGCGACTTGACGCGACTGAACAATTTCACGATGCGCCTCCCGGAACGATCTTGTTGATCTTGATGCCCAGCCCGCGCCGCCGACTTGCGGCGCGCCCCTCGGCGTACTTGTCCGCCGCGATCTGGTCCGGCAGGCTGTGCTGCTCGACGCTGCCGGAATCGCCCGACGCTCGCCGCGGCCCGGTCGCCGATTCCTGGATCGCGTCTCTGATCGTGTCAGCCATTCTCATCCTCGCCGAAAATGGGTGCCAACGAAAAAAGCCCCTTACCGCCCGCTGCAACGGTAAGGGGCTTTGTTTGCCTGAAACACCGGGACTGGCCGGTCCCGGCTTTCGTTGGATTGTTGTAGGTAGTTTACACCAACTTCTTTCTTATGTCAACCAAAATCACCATTTTTGCCCGTTTTTCCGAAAAAACACCCAGATGTAGTGTCTGGAGGCGCATTTTCACAGCGGTTGCTCGTACGTTGTGAAGCGATATCCGCAATTCCTGCACTCCCGACGACGGCGGATGCGCTCGCCCGGCATGGGGCGAGTTTCCAGCGTGTAGAAATGCCGGCACCCGCATTTTCGACAGCGGACCCCCGCCGACGGCTGCGATTGTTCACCTGGTGCGCTGCACTTGTGCTTCCTGCTCATCCCTGGTTACCCCGCTGGCGCATCTCTTCCTGCAGTCGTGACCAATCCCGCCGCTTCCGCTTCTTCACAACGCGGTCGCCCGCCTCGACCTCGGCGAGCGAGACGCCCTGCATCGAGGCCGCCACCGCACAACCGACCAGGCAGTCGAGCCAGTGGTTGTCCGGCTTGCTCGGCTGCAGCTTCCACTCGTCGACTACGCGGCCGCGGGCCTCTGTCTGCACGCGATACTCGGCCCGCAGGTGCTCGCTCAGCAGCAAGTGCACCTTCCCGTCACGACCGAACAGCGACAGGCAGCCCGGATCGCCCATCGAGATCGCCAGGCGAGCGTGCACGAACGATTTCCAGTAGTTCGTGTCGATCAGCACATACCTCACCTGCCGCCGGCCCCGCGTGCTCGGCATCCGCCAATGCAGCCCCACGCGCTCACCACGCTTCCTGACGTACTCGCTGAACGGCTTGCTTGACGCACCCACGTACTTGCCGTGGCTGGGCATCAACACGCCCGCGAACGTGCTCTGCCGGCAGAACTGGTAAACGACTTCCGTGCTCTGTCCCCAGTTCGCATCGATGAGGCATCGATCCACGCGCATCTCCGTACCGTCCTCGCGACGATACGCACGTCCCAACTGCTGGGCTGCCAGTGCCTCGAGCCCTGCGTAAATCTGACCCTCCAGGCCGGCACCCGGCTTCGCCCTGGCAAGTGTACGCCTGGCATCGCTGAGAGTGTAATACGACCGCTGCTGGTCCGGCCACGAGCCGTAGTCGATCACGTAACCGGTGAAATTGACCTCCCAGCCGCACAGCAGCCAATACAGCAGCTTGCCCTGCACGTCGATGAACATCGTCAGGTGCTGGCAGTTGATGGGAATCTCGCCACGCTGGTAGCCGTTGAGCTTCGCGGTGATCTCCTCGGCCGTCAGCATCTCGTGGCCGACGTCCTCCACGATCGGTTCGTTCTGGTACTCCGCGAAGAAGGCCTCCTCGTCGCGGAAACGAAGGTTCATTGCATGCTGGATGGCTGACAGCTCGTCTTCGTTGAAGCGCTCCGGCCAGGCGACAGACGCACCCGCATCCATCTCCGAGCGATGCTGTCGGTAGAATTCCGTTGCCTCCGAACCGTCGCCATCGTTCCTCAGCGAGTCGGAGCGAATTTCGTTGTACTTCGCCCACAGCTTCTCGTTGGAAGGGAAGGCGTAGACCATCTTCGTCCGCTCGCCCTGCCACTCGGGATGCTTGTCGCGGTCGAGGATGGTGTCCGCCATGTCGCCCGGCCGGATGACGGTACACGCCATCAGCCCGGCCACCTTCTTGCCAGGTGCCGGCATATAGAGCACGTCGCCTGCCAGTATCTCCTCGCGGGTCTTGTTCTGCAGCGGGCTGCCCGCCGATTCGCGAGTCTGCGGATCGTCCACGAATACCAACTGAGGCCTGACAACCGAACCATCCGGCCACGCATGGTTCTGACCGCGGATCGAGCTGCCTTCCATCCCCGAGCATGAAATCACCGTGTTCACCGATCGATAGACCGGTTCCCTGGCCGGATTCGTCTGGCAGACCGGCAGGATGATCTTGTCGCCCGTCCACTCGATGCGCGTCGGCACGCCGTTCTGGTGCTGGCCTTTCTGCCGGGCTGCTATTCGCTGCAGCTTCCGGATCGGGTGAGTCACCTCGTTCCAGTCGGCGTCGAGCAGCTCGTTCGTCTCCAACCAGATCTTGATGGTATCCAGCCGCGTCTTGGCGATGGAAGCCGATGCGGCGATCAGGCAGACGAACGGCGCGGACTGAACCAACGCGGCCCACAACACCGCGCACTGGCACATCACGGTGTTGTGCGTCGGCACCATCTTGCGACCTGCCAGATACAGGTGTGATGGTGAGTCGACCTGGATGCACCTGACCGGAACCGAGTCCGTCGGTTCGATGGCAACGATCTGCCGCGACTTGGACAACGGCTGTGTCTTGGGGCGCGGCCGAAGGCGTGCTTGCTTTCGCCTCAGCAGGAACGCGGGAGTGTCATCGTGAACCGTGAAGAAAAAGCGATGATAGGGACCGAGCTTCTTCCCGTCCAAAACGACGTATTTCTCGGACCTGCCGTACTTGATGCCCAACGAACTGAGCAGTTCCCCGAACCCATCAGCGAGCTTCGGGTACTTGATGGTGATTTCACAATGGCCTGTCTTGTCAGCGTGCCCATCTGTATCGAGAATGCCCTGGAGCAGTTTCATCCTCTGGCTATAGCTGGCGCGCAGGTACAGCGGTGGTATATGTTTGTTTCGTAGCAGTCCGAGCTTCCTCAGTCTCCCCGCGAAGGACGTGCGACTGCAGTACGTGCGCGTCACCGTCGCGGTATGTGTATGCTCTTCCGGCTCCGAACTCGTCTTCGACAGGAGTTCTCCAGACCAGCGAACCTGATTGCTGATGGCCTCATAATCCCATTCGGCGAGGGTGACGCTGGCTCTCCAGCAGGAACCGTCCCCCAGCCAGACGCCCAATGAATACGGAGCAATTGGAAGGTTTGTCGCCGGAACTTGGAGAGGCTTGGCCAGCGGGAGGCGGTAGCGATACTCCGGCCAACGTTTACTGGGCAACGAAACGCGCGGTACCATCTGCTTCGTCGTCAGCGTCAGTGGGTTGCGCCTGCTGTAGCGATCATAGACCGTCCACAGGTGATCCTCGTCGCAGACAATCTCCTCTCCATCGCTGAACCGTACACGGTAACAGGGCCTGCCAAACATCACCGGCGTTGCGTACGTGACGCGGCACATCCGTCCGCGCTCGTCGAACAGATAGTCGCCGACCTGCACGTCGCCCATCGTCGTCCAGCCGGAAGGCGTCGCCATCGGCGTATCGAGCGCCAGTGCCTTCCCGCTGCCGCGCGGCATTGCCATCGCAAACAGGCCGCCGCTGCGCACCACCTTCTCGATCTTCTCGATCACGCGCAGGTGATCGTCCGACCACGGCAGGTAGAATATCCTCGGGAAATACGTCTCGCAGAATACCCTGAACGAGGACTCGGCCGCCTTCCGGCGCTCCGGCTCCTGCGGCGGATGTGCCCACCCGATGTCGCGTGCCGAGAGCGATTCCTCGCGCGATTGCACGGCAGCCGCTTCCCGCTTGGCATCATAGCCTCCGATCGCATCCGTCCTCTCGATAACCTGCAGCGTCAGCCAGGCGGCGTAGCGAAACAGGTCGACTGTCTTCCCGTCGCCGACCAGGTAACCGGCGCGGTTGCGATGCCGGCGCAACTGCCGATCGCTGATCACCTCGCCGAAGCGCGTCGAGTTCAACAATCGAACCAAGACACTCGGGCGCAGCCTGCGCGGGTCAATCTTTTCGTTTTGCTGGTCCATGCAACTCCTGGATGAGGAACGCGGTGTACTCGGCCAGGTCGAGCGTGCCGGCCGAATCGAGCAGGCCGCCACGCTCGGCGATCGCTCGAATCTGTTGCTCGGTAACAACAGGCTCGCCGGCGTCGCTCGATGCCGCGCATTTCGCGGCCAACTCCGCCGGCGTCAGTCGCTGGTAAACGTCGTCTTGTTGCCCAGATTTCCGCTGTCGTCTTGCCACGGCAGGTCTCCTTGAATTCGCCTTGTGTACGCGCCTGCCGTCTGATAAAATCACGCACGGCAGAGCGCTGTCCCGCTCTGTCACCAGCCCCCGCCGGCGTTAGCGGCGCCGGCGGGGGCACTGCACGAACACTACTGCCTCAAGTCATACCTCCTTTCTCAGCGTTCCCTCGCGGAC